CTTAGAGATGAAGTGTTAAAAAATGGCTAATAAAAAAGTAGGTACAAAAACAGGCAAGCAAACACAAGCAGGAAGAGATGTATATGTAACTCCTGAAGGTGAGAATGTGTCTGAAAAATCTACTACATTTAAATACAAAGGTAAATGGATAAATGTACCTAGTATACACGATGGTCATAGATACGATGATGACACATTAAAAATTATGTTAGAAGCTGAAATAATTACGCCAACAAGTACACACGAAAATAGACAAGAGGCAGAAGCAGCCGCAAAAAAACGTAGTGATGAATTAAAATTTAACAAAGGTGGAACCCCAATGAAAGATCAAATGGAACTTTTTGAAGACGGTGGCCTCAAAGATGAGGGTGGCACAGTAGATGAAGTATCTGGAAACGAAGTTCCAATTGGTGGCACTAAAAAAGGTGTGCGTGATGACGTACCTGCTATGGTAAGTGAGGGTGAGTTTGTTTTTCCTGAAGATGTAACACGTTACATTGGATTAGATAAACTTATGCAAATGCGACAAGAAGCTAAGATGGGCCTAAAACGTATGGAAGCTATGGGTCAAATGGGTAATAGTGATGAAGCTACTATCCCAGACGATATGCCATTTGGTATGGCTGATCTTGTTATTGTGGCTGGTGACACTGGTGAAGAACTAGAAATGCAAGAAGGTGGTTTTGTGACACGTCCTACTACAGTTACACGTACTGTACAGCAACCTACGTATACTCCACCACCACAGCAGCCTACAACTACACAGCCTACAACTACACGTAGGCTTACACCTGAAATTGAACGCCCACAAAGAGCAGAAATTAACTTTAAAGAATTGATGGGTGAGGCTAGTATTACATATGTAGAGTACCGTAATGAAGCTGGTGCTAATATGATGATACCTCATATTGGTGGTGTTCCTGCATTTCCTATTCCTGAAGGATACACAATATACTCACCAGAAAATGCAGACTCTGTAGAAAACTCTAATACAGAAGAAGGCGAAGCAATACGAGAAATAAACGAAACGTCACGAGGCGAAGGTGGCCCCGATAGAGATATTGCGGCTGAAATACAAGCGGAGTTTGATAATGCTCCTGCCCCTATTAACTGGGATACATTAAGTACAGAAGATCTTTTAACAGAGTTGGGTGGCATTACTGGAACAGGCCGTACTATTGCTAATGGTGCTATGCTTTTATTTGGTCCTATTGGTGCGCTAGGATACGCAGCAATGCGTGATCAAGATAAGAAAGCTTATGCTGCAGCAGTTGCTAAATTAAACGCTGGTAATTTAACTGCCGAAGAAAGAGCAGAACTAACTGCGTATATAGAAACTTTAGGTAAATCTGTAGGACCAGAAAGTAAAAGTATTTTAGGTAGAATTGTAGATGGCGTTGCAGGAGCTTTTGGACTATCCGAAACTAAAACAACAGAAGCAAAAACAAAAGTAGAGCAAGAAGAAGTTGTACCTATAGCTTCTATAGAAACTGCACCTACGCCTGAAGAAACGTTAATGCAACAAACTGTTACTGCAACACCTGAAGAAAGATTAATGCAACAACCAGTTACTGCTGCACCTATGCCTATACAATCTTCTTTGGCGCAGCAGATGAAGTCTATGCAAGACGCTATGCAATTTGATTCTACTCAATATACACCGCCTGTATTACCGACATCTTCACCTATGGCTGCAGGACAGCAAGGTGCACTTGCGTTGACAGGGACTGGTGGTTACGATGAACAACCCATAATGCAAGGCGCTGAAATACTAGGTCAGTTAGAAGCGCCTATTGCATATGGACAACCTTCTCCTACTGCGGCTAAAGTAGAAATTACCCCTTATGAAGGTTCTGTGGAGCAAACTGCAGGATTAAGCGCAGCAGAGCAAATGCGTAGAATGACAGAAGAAAGACAGCAACAACGTTTACAAGTTATAGATCCTGAGTTTACTGCGGGTCTTAGTGCTAAACCTTATACCGATCCTATGTATGGCGAAGTAGGAAGAGGTGTGCAGCCATCCCCTGTACCAGTAGGTCCAACAGGTAGTTACGATGAAGCAGGATTAAATGTCGATCCCCGTAGACAACAAGGACCAAAACAAGCTGAAGTATTTCAAACAAAAGAAGCTCAACGTATTAAAGCTGAACAAGAGCAAGCATTATTAGATACTCAAAATTTATTAGAGCAACAAAAAAGTGCATTTGCTGATGCCGAAAAACGTTTAGCAGAACAAAAGGTAATATCCGCTGCAGATATAGCTACAGCTAATGCTGCCGCAGATGCAAGATATAATAGAGACATTGCAAAAATACGTGCAGATCAAACTAAAAAATTAGAAGCCCTTCAAAAACTTGGGGTAGTAGGTAGAGCAGAAGCTGAACGTATAGCACTAGCAGAAGCTAAAAGAGCAGAAGAAGAAGCTAGAAGAGTTGCGGAAGCTGAAAGAAAAAGAATTGCTGATGCTAAAGCTAAAAGTGATGCAGAAGCAGCAAGAAGAGCAACAGAAGACAAACGTTATAAAGAAACACTTGCCGCAACAGGTACAGCAGAAAGAGCAGGTTCTAGTGCTCCAGTAACTTCAATTAGGCCAAAGGCTAGACCTAAACCAACGGCTAAACCTAAACCTGCAGCTAAACCCAAGTCACCAGAAAGAAGTAACGATAAATCAACACGGTTAGATTCAAGTAACCCTAATACAAATAAAAATATTACTGCACATTTATCTAATAGAGAAAAAGAATCGTTAAAAGCTAATCCAGAGTTAGCAGATCACTACACAGCTACAGCAAACAGACGTGCTAATGAAGCTGCTGCAGGAGATACTTCTAATACAGACTCAGCAAACGAAGCGTCTGATTCTAGTGATAAAATTGTATGTACGGCTATGAATAACTCATATGGCTTTGGCTCTTATCGTCAAGCTATATGGTTATCCTACTCTAAAGACCACTTGACAAAAGAACATGAGCTAGGTTATCATACACTGTTTTTACCTTTAGTAGACTTAGGATACAATAAAAATAATAAATTTGTACGTACCGCACTAGAACATATCGCACGTCATCGTACTGCTGATCTTAGAGCGTCTATGCAAAATAAAAAACGAGATACTTTAGGGCGTATATACAGATCTATCCTAGAACCTTTAGTATATACTGTAGGTAAGTTTAGAATAATTACAGGAATTTAATATGGAATTTTCACAATATACTGAACTTGTAGCCAAACGGTTTAATGGCTTACAGGAAGATGATAAGGATGTTATCCGTAGTTTAATGGGTACATCACAAGGCCGTGTACTTGGTAAAGTGCTTGGCCCAGAAATAATGACTAATGTTAATTTAGGTAAAGCTAAAAAACCAGTTGTTAAAAAACGTGGACTAGCAACACGTTAAATTGCTAGATACGCTGGCTACTCATCCCCCTACCAACACTAGGCTACGGTGGCCCCAGTAAGGAACGTAAAATGGCTAATGATATTATGGCAGAAGAAATGCAAACAGAAAAGAAAGTTGCATTTGCCAATCGTAAGTATAGTAATGAAGATAAATTAAAAAAAGATGAAGAAGAACTAGAGCAACTTATTGCAGAACAACGTGGTGAAACTAAAGAACAAGATCAAGAAGCTGAACCCGTAGGCGCAGAAGAAAAAAGTTTTAAGAAACGTTATGGTGATTTACGCCGCCATATGCAAGAAAAAGAAAAGTCGTGGGATGAAAAGTTTAAACAACTTGAAGGCCAACTAAAAGACGTAACACAAAAAGAAATTAAACTACCTAAGTCAGATGATGACATTGAAGCATGGGCAACACAATATCCCGATGTAGCAGCTATAGTAGAAACTATTGCAATTAAAAAGGCACGTGAGCAAGCTGCAGGATTAGAAGATCGTGTAAAAGAAATTGATGAAATGCGAGCTACAGCCTCACGTGAAAAAGCTGAAGCTGAACTTATGAAAGCCCATCCTGACTTTGGTGATATTCGTGATAGTGATGACTTTCACCAGTGGGCAGATGAACAACCTAAGTGGGTACAAGACGCACTTTATGAAAATGACAATGATGCTCGTTCTGCTGCACGTGCTATTGATCTGTATAAAGCAGATCGTAATATTAAAACTAAAAAACCTGCAGATAGTAAAGATGCTGCACGTTCAGTAAATAGTCGTAATAGTCGTAGTCAACCTGAAGATAATGATTCAACTACAACATTTAAAGAATCTCAGGTAGCTAAGATGTCACCACAACAGTATGAAAAAATGTCTGATCAAATTATGGAATCTATTCGTACTGGTAAATTTATTTACGATATGTCTGGTTCTGCCAGATAAAGCTATTGACATATAATATATTTATGATATAACTATATGTACAATCGGTAGTATGGCCCTGCTAGGTATTAACTACAGTTACCCATACTGCCAATTAACTAAACTATCCGCAAACACAATTAAGCTTTCGGACAACCTAATGTCTCATGGCCCGTTACACTAGAAGGTAGGCCAACTTTCTATATAGCGCACCCTAGTAGTATTAGCCTCTGTATAAGTCATTAGTCGTTTGCATCTGTGATTTAATGCTAGGAGAAATTAAAATGGCATTTACATCCGCTGCTGGTTATGGCAATTTACCCAATGGTAACTTCTCACCAGTAATTTATAGCAAACAGGTGCAACTTGCTTTCCGCAAAGCATCTGTCTGTGAAGCAATCACTAACTCTGATTATTTCGGAGAAATTGCTGCAATGGGTGACTCAGTTAAAATTATTAAAGAACCTGAGATCACTGTTAAAGCATATGAGCGTGGTACAACTATTACACCACAAGATCTTGACGATGAAGATTTCTCATTGACAATTGATAAGGCCAACTATTTTGCCTTCAAAGTCGATGACATTGAGGAAGCCCATAGTCACGTCAATTTCCAAAGCCTTGCATCAGATCGTGCTGCTTACCGTTTAGGTGATCAGTTTGACCAAGACGTACTTGGCTACTTGACAGGCTTTAAACAGTCTGCACTACACGGTACACCTGACACAGTAAACTCAACTGTAAACGGTACTGTTGCTGTATCTACTGCAGGTACTGACGAACTACTGTCTTCAATGAAAATTGATGCAGCAGACTTCGGTGGTTCAGGTGGTGATGCTTTGGCATTGCAGCCACGTACAGGTGGAGCAACTGACTCAACTCCTGCCGTTGGTGATACTTTCCCATTGACTGTCATTGCACGTATGTCACGTTTGTTGGATCAACAGAATGTGGATACTCAAGGCCGTTGGTTGGTAGTAGATCCTGTGTTTATGGAGTTGTTGAAAGACGAAGACTCACGTTTGTTTAACGCTGACTTTGGTGGTTCTGGATTGCAGAATGGTCAAATCGGAACAAACATTCATGGTTTCCGTGTATACACTTCAAACAATCTGCCATCAGTAGGTACTGGTCCTTCTTTCACAGGAACAAACTCATCTACTAACTACGGTATGATTGTTGCTGGTCATGATTCAGCCGTTGCAACTGCAGAGCAGATCAACAAAACTGAAACCTATCGTGACCCAGATTCATTCGCTGACATTGTTCGTGGTATGCATCTATACGGTCGCAAGATTCTTCGTCCAGAAGCTCTTGTGAACGCTAAGTATCACTTGGCATAAGGGGGGATAACAAATGGCTACTATTACTTCATTATTGTTACCTGCTCACGGTAGTTCACAACGTGGACGTGCGCCGTATATGGTACAAAAAACTATTGACCTTACTGCACAGGCTATTGACTGTTCAGCAGGTGACGTAGTTCAGTGTATTACTATCCCTGCTAACACACGTGTAATTCACGCTGGCTTTCAAGTTGTAGAATCTGCAACTATGAATACAGGTACAAATGCTACCGCAACATTGGGTGCAGCAGATGCTGACGAATTTGTTGCAGCATTTGATAT